ATGAGTAGTCATTTACCTTTCAAATCCAGTGACGAAGTTTTGATTGACGGCGTTTGCTTACAAAGTGAGTATGCTATTCAATACTTTATGAAGCATGATAATCCAGAAATTTCCATGCACGAATACAACTCAATCTTAGAAGAAAGAAGTTCATTACCTAATCCAATGATTAGAATAACTGCGAAACACAATTTACGGGGGGTAACTCACGGTTCTTTAAGACATGGTTTCACTTCGGAAGATGAGGAAATGCTTTCTAGTGCGAACTCATGCGTTGTTGGATATTTATATCAAAAATCTGATACAACAATGGAGTTAAAATTAAACAGGGAATGGGCTATTGTAATGAATAAGCCGGTTGATTCAACACAAGATATATTCCTAACATTTGTTTTATTGGAAAATGCAACAGTGACTAAAAGTAATTATGCTCAAAGAAGGATGGGGGCGCAATCAACTGTTATACACGCATTATATCCAAATCCAATTGATGATGATAAGACACAGGAACTTTACATGAAAGATTGTGAAGCGAGATTTGTCGAATGGAGGTCATATCATAAATCATTACAAGGCTCGGATTATATTGCACGGCTATTATATTCCATAGGTCACTATGCCAAAAATCCATCAGCAGGTCAGGATTGTTTAGGTTATGACCAAAAAACTCACTTAAATTCGCATAATGTTGTTCTTTCAAATTCGGCTTTATACATCTTGCAGGAGTCCAATGTGATAACATGGGCTTTCAGTCCTAATTATTTTACAAGTGCTGATGTAAACGGTTACAATTCATCGGCTTTACTTGATGGAAAATATACTGCCAATGGCGTTAGAAGTAAAATGAAACTACAAGAACCAATAGACCCTGCTTCGGGTCTTGAATCAGGCGGAGGCGATACGCAGGTGGGCGGGGAGTCTATAAATGTTTCTAAACCTATACCTCCAATTTATTTAGATAAGCGGTTGCCTATAAGACTCAACCACAACAAAGCAAGTGGTGATTATTACATAAACCAAGTTAGATGCACAGTATGCGGGCAAAGGGTTATAGTGTCGCTTAATGAGGGTGATATGCCCCCGCCATCGCTTAACTTGAAGTGTCCTGAATGCAAGAAAAAAGGACTTATTGTTGAGTAGGTTGGGGTAAAGGTTATATACTACCAGTATATAGGACTATACAGGAGAAAGCAACATGAAGATACCCAAAAGCATTCGGCAAGCAATAAAAGACAAACTGGCAACTGAAAAAAGAGCGTTGGGTGCAGGTGTTATTGCTGACGCAGTAAACAACTCTCAAAAGTACCAAAGGACACCAAGACAAATGAGTTTCATTCTCAAGCGACTGGCAAAGGAAGGCGAGATAAAGTCTGTTGAGATTTCTAAGAACGGCATTAACCGTCATGGTAACGCCAGAGTTAGATGTGAATATATGGCGGTGGGCGTTGATGACTCAATGGCTGACTAACAAAAAAATACCATCTATGGTTCTTGTTCCAAATAACGGGGATGACAAAGGCTACAAAACTAAAGTTAGTGGAGTAGGCACTGTCAAAGAATGTCCGAGTTGTGAAAGAACCGGACCAATAGACGCTCTGTGGTTAGGTGACGGCAACAAATGGCCTAACATAGCCGTGATATGTGGCAAACCATGTGGTATTTTTTGGGGCTTGGCGAGCCTTCCTCCTGATAATTTGGTTGAAATAGTGGAAGAATAGACACAACTGTTATATAGGGGCGACCCCCCATCTTGTAACATGGCGATAACACACCAAAGAGGGAAGATAACTACAAAAGTGAACTGCGATTGTTGCGACAAATCAAATGTATATGTTGCAGGTGATGAGGTAATTTATTGTAAGAGTTGTGATACTTACGAATGGGTCAATTACAGAATCCGTCATTGGGTAGTTGATAGAAGAGTATGAACAACCACAACGGTTCTAAACCCTAACGCCCCAAGCGGGGTTATGGGCGAACCTGCTAATACCAGTCGGCTCAATGCGGAACAGGCGAAAGCCGTTGCACTTTACCCCGATAGATGGTCGCAATACTTCCGAACTATTGACGGCAAACCGTTCATGCTTGATGAGCGGCCATATCTTATTGAGATTTATAGGCACTTCGGGGCTATGGAAAAGTCTGACACCACCAAAATGATAATGCTAAAATGCAGTAGGAAGGTTGAGAAAACTGAAACGATATGCAACTTATTGCTTTACGCTTTGTTGAATATACCTTATTTCAATGCGGTCTATACTGCACCAAGACAACCTCAAGTGACAAGGTTTGTTGAAGAGAGGTTCAATGGTGCTATGATGAGCAGTATTAACGGTGGGTGCTTATTAAAATCAAGAATAAAATCAAGTGTCAGTCACCAAACATTCGATGTTGGGGCTTTATCTTTGAATCACCTATACGCTTATTCTAATTGGGGTGATGCTCACGCTCTGTTGGGTATTGAGGCCGATTTATGTTGTGTTGATGAATACCAAGACTCCGACTCCGATGTATTGCCTATGTTGGTTGAGATGTTGGCTCAATCGGATTACAAATGGGTAGTTGTGTCTGGAACTGCCCGTGAACAGGGTTCGGAATTTTGGAAAATGTGGGAAAAATCAACACAGGGAGAATGGGATGAAGAAGCCCAAAGATGGGTTCATACAGATAGCAAGGCTAACATTATCGGTTATCATATATCACAAACTATGCACCCCGATATTAGTTCAGCCGATATAGCCCAAAAGAAAGAAACATACACACCAAGACGATATGCAAATGAGGTACTGGGTGAATTTTGGGCGGGTACTTCTAAACCTCTAACATTCGATGAAGTGCTACCATGTCTTGATAGAAATAGGGGAATAGTCAGGGGAGTTTTACCACCACAGGAAACTTTCATGGGTATTGATTGGGGAGCAACAACCACCGTAGTTATTATGACCGATAAGGGAGTTATACTAAATGCACTTGAACTGGATGCAAGAGAATCAGGCGAAGGTGATGAAGTTGCCATATTGAAGAAACTTATTACAGATTATAACTGCGTTCAAGTTGTTGCTGATATTGGTTATGGTGCAAGACAGGTCAAGGAACTTCAAGAGGAATTTGGAGAAAGAGTTAGGTCTTGTTATTATTCATCAAGGCCAATGACACCTTACGAATACAAGCGCAGGGATAACAACAGGAATCTAATCTATATGTGCGTAGTTGATAGAACCACTTATGTTGAAGAAACATTAGAACAAATTAAGCGTGGTGAAATATCACTACCATATGAAGATGAGTCGCTTGACTGGGTGATTCATCAATGGACTTCAATAACTTCATCGGCTGAAAAGGATGAGAAAAATACCAAACCGATTAGAGGACAAACTCTAACCAAGTATGGAAGAGATAGTGACGACCATGCTTTTCATGCTTTACTTTATGCAAGGTTAGCATTACAAGTCTTTGATGGGGGCGGTGTAATGGAGATGAGGACTTTTGGTGCTTGAGGTAATTTTCATACTTCCACTATCATATCTAATCGCTTTATGGATATGGGTTTTGACTCCCTTGATGCTGACTATACCCCGTCACATCATATACCTTTTTAACCGTGTATTACTGTCAATAAGTAATGTCACCAAGCGACGCTCTGTTAGTGATGATGAAACAGGTTCACGCCGATGTAGTTCAAATCAGAGACAACCACTTGGCTCACATAGCCGACGACATAAGCGAGATGAAAATAGAACAAGCCGAGATGAAGAAAGACATAGAAGTAGTAATGGCATTCAAACAAGAAGTGGAAGGCGAACTAAGAAGCGTCGTCAAGAAAGTTATCGGGATTGGTATTGGAGTAATAAGCGCAGTTCTCGGATTACCAGTGATTATGTAAAAGGAGATGATAATATGAGTAATAACAAAGCAAGTCAAAATGATAAATTAGTGTGGGTTATTGGTGTTCCATCAATACTTGCATTTGTAGGGTTCGCATGTCTTATTATTTGGAGAGGATTAAACAACCCCGAACTACTAGATAGGCTTGAAGAGTATGGTATCTTATTGGGTTTCATAAGTGGTCCGGCTCTCATGTTTATGAATAGCATTCTTGAACTTTGGAAAACAGAACAAAAGAATGAAGTTGATGCTATTCCTGCTGAAACCGAAGCAAGACTGGCAAGAGCAAAGGCTCAACATGAGCATGAAATGAATTTGGCTAAGGCTCAACATGACCATGAGATGAAGGTTGAGTTGGAAAAGTTGAAACTTGAAACAAAATAAGCCGATAAGGTTTAGAACCAAAGGCATATAGTAAGGTTCATGGCGGAGGGGCGTAGGCGTTTTCTTGATTTGTTTAAAAGAAATCGAATAGAAGCACTTCCCGTTCCAGATAGAGGGGAATTAGATACAAAAGCATTAGCCTCTTTGACAAAAATAGGTATGCAAACTGCTGGAAAAGGCTATCATAGCAAAAGTGCAAGCCCCGACATTGATTACACTTTAATTAAACAAATTAGCCTTCAAAATGAAGTTATAAATGCCATTCTAAGAAGGACAGTTGATGATACATTAGGTAACGGCTATCAGTTTCACTTACAAGACGGCATCGAACAAGGGAATGATGCTGAACTAACTACGCTTAGAGAGTTTTTCAAAACACCAAACCCTGACGATAATGGCGACGAATGGCTTGAATCGTTAATCTTTGACTTGGCACTATTTGGTGATGCGTATTTAGAATTGGATGGGTCAAAAGATAAATCAACTAACAATGGTCAAAACTGGAATTTTGGTGGCAACCTTACATCTATATGGAATATTCCTGCTGAAACTATGAGGCTTGTTCCTGCTAACAGAACTCCTGCACCACCTGCTATGGCTTATGTTCAAACCATCAATGGCAAGAAACGAATGTTCACTTCAACAAAAGTTCTTCACATATCAAAATACAAAGCAGGGAGAGGGTATGGTTCTTCACCGATTGTTCCTTTGATGAATACTATTGCAGGGCATCTAAACTTATCGAATTACATAAACGAATCATTCACTGGCACATTACCAAAGACGATTCTCAATGTTGGAGATGTTTCTAACGCTGAAATGAAATCTATGCTAACCATGCTTGAGCAACAGTTGAGCGGGGGCAAATCACCATTTGGTCTTGTAGCGGTTAATGGTGGAACAGGGTTTCAAACTGTTCGATTACTCGACTCTATGAAAGATGGTCAGCATTTGGATTTACTTTACTATTACAGGGAAGAGATATGTGCAGTATTCGGCATACCTCCAATGAAACTTGGTTGGGTGCAAACAGGTAAAATGTCAAATCCAGAAACACAACTCGACTCTTGGTACGATGTTGTTGAAGCATATCAATACAGGATAGAATCTATGGTAAATCATAAGATACTACCACTGTTGGGGGTTAAAGATTACAGGTTCAAGTTTAATTCAATTCGACCATCTAAACAAAAGGTAATGGCCGAAGTTGTTAGGGCGCAGGGTCAGGCTATCGCCGCTCTTAGACAAGAGGGAGTTATTAGCATCAATGAGTCACGGCACATGCTCGGACTTGAAGCAATACCCGAAGCAAACGCCGATGACCCGTCTTTCTTATCACCAAAATTAACTATTAATCAGCGTCAAGAAAGTTTTCAAACTTTTTCGGAAAACTTTTCGGAAGCCCCAGTCGGGCATTATGACTATTGGGTTATGAAAGCCGATAGTGTTGAGAACGGACAGTATGTATCTTGGACTACCCAAAAAGGAAAATATGTCGGTCAGGTTTCATCAGTGATAACTTCCGGTGAAGTAGCGGTTGTTACTTCAAGTGGAGGACAAGAAACAATTGAGGCAAGTGAAGATAATGCAGTTGCACGGGTTGTTGTTTATGTTGATAACGAAGATGGAACATATAGCCGCAGTGATAGAAGCGTTCCAGTAAAAGTATCTATGCTAAGAGTAATTAAAGAACCACAAACAAAGAAAGTGGCGGCGGGTGTGAGAAAGACATTGGCAGAGAAAGCCAAGAAACATAACGCCTCTGTTAGCACACCCACTAAAAAGACAAGCACCCGAACCCTTGTGTCAGTCTTCCGAAGGGGAGTAGGTGCATACAATTCTAACCCTCAATCAGTGCGACCTTCCGTGAGTAGTGCTGACCAATGGGCTTATGCGAGAGTCAATTCATTCTTGTATGCTTTGAAAAATGGCAAGTGGAGGGGTGGCAAACATGACCAAGATTTATTTCCAAAAGGACACCCACTATCAAGTAAGAAGTCTGTTGAAGATGAAGAGATAACAGAGGACATTATAGACAAGAGAGCATTAACAAAAAAAGACAGAATCCCACCACAGGGAGTTAGAAGTGCTTGTAAGACAGGAATAAAACTCTTTGAAGATGGTTACGGTGGGTCAGGATTAGAAGGAACAACTGTAAAAGAAGCAAGAGCAATTGCACGGGGTACTGCAATAACTGTTTTCAAGGCTAAGAAAATGATTAGATGGTGGGGAAGAAACGCTCGATTCTTAGATGAGCCAAAAGATAGTCCGGCATGGACTGCGGCTATGCTTTGGGGTGGCCGTGCGGGTAAATCGTGGGCTTCTAAACTCAAAAGAGCCTTAGATGCGGAGGATTAATCTTGTCTAAAATGCTTCAAAACATGAATGCAACTGTTAGTGTAAATCATGCTATATTCAACAGAATAGGTTTGAAGTTTCACATGCTCGCTGCGACAATGGGCGGTGAGTTTAGCAGAGATTGTTCAAAGAGGATTGCTGAATTTATTTTGAGAAAAGCAAAAAAATTAGTTCCAGTTAGGACTGGGCGACTTAAGAAAAGTGGCAGGGTGGTTATGACCCCCGATAGGAAGGGATATACAGTCAGGTTTGGAAATTCTAAAGTTCAATATGCGTCAGTGGTTGAATATGGCCGTTCCGCATTTGCACCAATGCGACCTCAACCATATTTACGACCTGCCGCTCAAATGGCGAGAAAGAAAATGAAGTCCGTTCCTCAAGAAGTGTTCAACAAAAAGTTTAGAAGAATCTTCCCAAGAATCATGGTATAGACAAAACTGTTATATAGGTGCATCGTGTAGGACTATACATGCAAGACGCAAGCCCCCCGAACCCAGACATGACAGGAACAGATAACCCAGTTGCTAACCTAACTTACAAAAGAGCATACAGGAAGAAAGAGAATAGCACGCCTTTATCGGGTGAATCATTTTCTCACGAAGGCGAATATTATCAAGGTCTAACTTACCTTGTTTCTCTCAAAGAATTGACGGCTGATGAAAAACTACACATTAATAATTTAGTTGAAGCAAACTCCGACTCTCATGTATTGATTGCAGAGAAAGTTGGTTGGAGTTACCATCACCACTTGTATGTGCGAATTGACAACAACAACTTTCAGCAAATGGTATTAGGTTGGTTGCTTTACTAAAGTATATACAATATGCTTATATAGTAGTGATGTATAGGACTAAACAGAGGCGAGAGAGATGACACCGGAAGAAATAGGAAAAATGAAATTTATAGATGAAGTATTGGCAAAGCATAAAGAAACAGACGACTGGTTTCAGGCTTTTACCCAAGTTGCACAAAAATTCTTTGACGAATCGAGGGTGTGAATTGGATAAGAATGCTAAGAAGTTGAAGAAGTTTCCACTTTGGATAAATTATAGAGCCTATCTATTGGCTAAAGATTCATTGGCAAATCCAAAGAAACTGTTTTACGGTTCGGAGGCACTTGACATAGTGTTAGCCAACAAACCAAGAATGGTTGGGAATAACTTTACTCCACATAACAAATACTTAGGAACAACTACAATATCTTACTTCTTGAAGCGTTGGGGATGGACTAACATAAGGGGAACAAAGCATAGCACATGGCATTTTGCTAAGGATGAAGAATGGTTAGAAAATCTATATCAAGAAATTTTTCAACAAACTCCAGAGAACTATGAAGCAAAGGAAGTGTATTAAACCCTTTATCATAGACACCTTTCTATGGTGGACTTTGGTAAAGCCGTTTTCTTGGATGACGATAAAATATTCAATGCCATTAAAGGCAATACGGAAGAAGCCGTATTTGAATACAGGATGATTGTTCCTTTCAAGGTTGATAAAAGCGTTGATGAAGATAATTACAAAAAAGACGATGACGATGTTGTTGTCTATGGTCCGGTATATGTCGGAGATGAAGCCATGCTTGACCGACACAAGGAAATGGTTGAGCCTAAAGCAATATTAGACTCTTGGAAATCTTACATGAAGAATCCAGTTATTCTATACAATCATAGAAAAGACTACGGCGTTATCGGAGTTATGGAAAATGTCGAGATGGGTTCTTATGAGGATGAGGACAGGAAGATTAGCACAGTTATGGGGCGTGCAAGAATTGACGGTGGAGAAAAAGACATTGTTAGAAAGATTAGAAAGGGAATGCTTAGGTCATTCTCTATTGGTTTCATAGCAAAAGCCGCAGTAAAGGAATGTCCTAATGACAAGGAAGATGAATCTTGCTATGTTAGATTTACTAACATTGAATGGATTGAAACAAGCGTGGTTGATATTCCCGCTTCACCAAATGCTCTCTTTGATGTTGAGAAGTCTTTAGTTTCTTATACAGGTTCTAAAGACATTATTGGCGGAGATGGTTGCGGTGGTTGCGGTTGTGGTGGAAATCATACAGAGGAAAAGCACATTGTAGCAGTTGAAGAAACCGAGGACAGTTATGTTATCGAGTTTGGTAAAGCCGAGCCAATGGGCGCACCCGACCAAGATACTGAAATGGAAGAACTGCGCCAACAATTAGCACACTTGGAAGAAAAGTTCAAACAGGCTATTGCCACCGATAGCGTTAATACCCATATAGAGAAGGAAAGTTCCATGTCTGATGAGCAAACCTCCGAAGAAGTAATTGAAGAAGTTGAAATCAAGGAACAAGAAATAGAAGTTCCAACCGAAGAAATAGTCACTGTTAAAACCGAAGAGGTTGAGGAAGAACTTGAAGAAGAAGTTCTTGAAGAAGCAGTCGAAGAAGCAGTCGAAGAAGAAGTTCTTGAAGAAGCAACAGAAGAGGTTGAGGAAGAACTTGTCGAAGAAGAACTTGTTGAGGAAGAGGCTCTTGAAGAAGAAGTAGTCGAAGAACTTGAAGAGAAAACTCTTGACGATGATGCAGTATTAGAAGAAGTTGTAAAATCCGTTCTAAGTATGGAAGCAACTCTAAAGAACCTGACAGACAAACTCGATGAAACAGAATCACTTAAGAGCATTATTGCTGAAAGAGATTCACTAATTACATCTTTGACCGAAGAGAAAGAGATTGCAGAGCAAGAAGCAGTAATTGAAGCAGAGGTCGGTAAAAGACTTGCTGAAAAAATGGCTGAACTAAACATTGAAACAAAATCCGTACCGGCTGAAAGAAAAAGCCTATCGGCTAACATTACTCCAACTGAAAAGAAAACTGGAACAACCAAGTACGACCCTTTGCCAGAAGTAAGCAAAGGCATGGCCGGACTTGGCTCTTGGCTATCCGAGAGAATTGAAGGAAGAGGACTTTGAAGTTAGGATATACTTAATAACCAAATAGAGAAAGGGATATAATATGACAAGCGAAGAAATGAACTTTAATGAGATGACTGAAAAGGTGAAAGCAGCGTTAGCAGGTGTAGCAAATACAACTGGTGCAACAATGCTTCCTACTGAAACTGCTGAAGAGATAATCGGAATAGTATATGAGAGAAACTTCATGCGTTCTCTTTTCCCTGCTATGCCAATGTCGAGAAGAATTATGAAGATTCCAAAATTGACAGGTAGTGTATCATTCCACCAACAAACTCTAACAATGGCCGAAGCCGGAACTGCCGCAGGGGAGAGCCGAAACGCTACTAACGAAGTTGAGTTGGAACTTAAGACAATGATTGCTAATATTCCAATCGGTAATTACCTGATTGCATACGGTGTCGAAGGATTGCTTGCAGTTCTAAGAGATGATATTGCTTCACAACTTGCTACTAACGAACAATCTTTGTTCATTAACGGTGATACTGCTACTGGTAACTCTTTTGCTGACAACATTAACGGACCACATGCAACTTCTGGTGCTGAACTAAACCCAACTGGTGTTAGCGGAACTGTAAATGACTACCTTCTATTGTTTGATGGTCTAAGAACTGCTTGTATCGGAACTGGTGCAACTGCCGGAAATAGATTAGGGGTTACTGTTGATGCAACCCAAGCAAATGCAGGTTCAGCCTTCACACTTGCTCACATGAGAAGTGCTATCGCTAAGTTGGGTGTTTACTCCGACAACAGAGATGAATTGGCTATGATAGTTCCAAGAAACCTTGAGGTTCAACTCTTAGGACTTACTGAACTACAAACTGTTGATAAATACGGTGCAGGTGCTACTATCCTAAGCGGTGAACTTGGTCGAATCTATGGTGTCAGAGTTTTCGCTACTGGCGTTATTCCAACCAACATGAACCACACAGGTAAGTTTGCTCTATCAAGCGTTGCTAACTCTGTAAGAAACTGTACAATCGCTATGCTAGTGAATGTCCGTTCTCCACTAATCGGCAACCCAACAGTTGCAGAGAGAAGATTCAGTATTGGCTTCCATGACGAACCAACAAAGGACAGATTCGTGCTTATTCCTAAGCAAGATGTTGCCTTCGCAGTTCGCTATGATGAGGCAATATGCACCATTCACGGATTAGCAACTCTTTGAGGCTGATTAACTAACCTTTTAACAAAGGCGATAGCGTAAGCCATAGCCCTCAAGAGAGGGGGCTAAGGCTCAACCGTTAAAGCCCATCTTGACAAGGGATATGTTATGAGCGCAATAGATTACTGCACAGTGACAGAGGTTAGAACTTATTCGGGTCTAATTGATGGTAATAACATCGGACCAACTGATGCTGAATTGGCTACAATGATAACCAATGCTTCACGCTTGGTTGATATGTATGCAGGTCGGCAGTTAGCAGGTGTTGTTAGCCATGTCGAATATCATGATTCAACATACAGGATGAGGCACATTACTCTAAAAAATAGACCCGTCGCTTCTATTACCTCTGTTGAAGAAACTAAATCTGATGGTTCGACTACTGTTCTTGAAGAAGGAAGAAAAAGAGATGGAACAGATGACTGGTGGTTGGATGATGCGGAAGCCGGAGTTATTAGATTCCATAACCTCGTCGGACTAAATGCTATTCAACTATTCAAAATAACTTACACATCAGGAATTGCCACTGCCCCAATCGAGGCGAAAATGGCTACAATTCTCTTAGTTGTTAGACAGGCGGCAAGAGCGAGTTTGAATGATGAGAACTCGGCTGAAAGAATCAAACAATTTTGGCGACCATTACTAGACTCAACGGAGAAAGAATACAAAGAATACTTGGAGAAAGTCAAGGCTAATTCTTTCATGGCCGTAGCAGTCTTTGGTAATGGCGGTGCATGATATGCCCGCTACAAATAATGAGCCTACACTTAGCCCAAAGGCTCTTACCAAAGTTATCTTAGAATCAGGGCTTGCTGCTAAACTCACGGCTGCGGGGCTGCCAAGTATAACAATACAAACTGATAGTTGGTTTTCTATGAAGAATCAAAAAGTGCCACAGATTGTATTGACTAATTTTTATCAAGAAACTGAAATCGCTAACATGAACCCTGCTGCCACGATTGCAGCGACAACAAATACTGGTTATGTCGTGGTTCATTTGCTAACACCAACTGACGAACAGATGTGGAAGTTATTGAAAATAATAAGAGAGCAAGTGCTTGTCAATGCTAATAACGGAAGTGCTAACCCAGAATGGGGCGGTTATGGATATAAATTCATTAAAATATCCGATGTTGTCAATGTCGCTGAACCCATACAAGTCAAGGACAAGGAGGCTTTCTTTGGTAAAGGGTTTGAAGGCAACACCATAGGCGGTGTGCGAACTGACATAGAACTGACTATATTATGGGATAATGCTTAATAACTATTCATGGGTTTGGAACAAACATGGCTAAGAAAGCGAAAGCGGAAGAGAAAGCGGAAGTAAAGGTTGAAGAGAAAGTTGTTGAAGAAAAGAAAGCAACCAAGCCAACCAAAAAGGCCGAACCTAAGATTCTAAATGAATGTCCTTCACCCCTTGATTATGCAACTCCAACAGAGGAATATATCAAACTGGCTTACGGTTTTTACAGAGGCCGAGAACCTACACAGGATGAAATGTCTTTTTACAAATCAAAACTTGACTCGGAAGGACAACCAAGAATCATTTTGACAAAACTTGCTGATGAATGAGGCGGGCGTTAATGCCCTTCAAAGATGCTGATAAACGCAGAGAATATCAGCGAAATTATCACAAGAAATGGTATCAAAGTAATGCTGATAAAAGGAGAGCGCAGGTTAGACTGCGACGAAAGCAAACAAGAGAAAAACTCCAGAAGATAAAAGCGGAGGGGGCTTGTGTTGTGTGTGGCCTATCGGGTCAAATAGCAACATGGGCTTTAGATTATCATCATATTAACCACGATGACAAGGTTGCATCAATTTCTTATCTTGTTGGTAACGGCTACTCTTGGAAGAGAATAGAAAAAGAGATTGCTAAGTGTCAATTAATATGTTCTAATTGTCACCGTATAAAACATTACAAAGAGCATTTGGCGGGCAAAAAGCATAATGAAAAAATCGAAGGCAGGGCTGATAAAACCCGCCAAGAAAGAAAAAGAAGAAAGCGGCATGAGCGTAAGAAATACATGGATGCTAAACTAAGAGAAATGCGAGAGGAAGAATGATGAAGTGCATTCGCCCTTTGGTTCACAATCCACAGTTTGAAGGCAAGCATAAGTGTAAGGCATGTATGCGTGAGGCGATTGAAGAATATCGTCAGGGCTTAATCACTTCTAATAAACATTATATGCGGTAGGTTTATATAGGACTGACCCATAGGATAGTTTGAGAGGCAAGGATTACTCAACACCAAACGAGCAATACCTTATGCAAAAGAACCGTTAGAATCGGCCTACAAATCTCTCACACCTAATATAGGTGGGTTATACAAGACCCTCTCATGAGTATGAGAGCAGGTAGTGTAAAACATGCCGAGTATGAAATAATAGAATACATAACACAGAACATAGACTTGAGCGCACTTTATGCTCAAATGGCAGTTGATGTGCATTCTAAGAAGCGTTTTGATACTGCGGCTGAAAACTTAGTAAAGCACCTTGACAAAATGGCTGCTACAAGGCGTAAGAGCCTACCCAAGAGTCACCCTGACAAGGAGGATTGAGTATGCCTTGTCCTAACTGCGGAGGAAGTTTGAGTATGGTGAATCCAGTTGTTTCAACATCAAAGGATAGAGATTATGATTATGAGTCAGCAGTATGTGTTGGCAAGGTCAAGAAACAAGGCTACCGACGCTTGAAGATGAAAGATGGGGATAAATACCCAGTTAGTAGGTATTGCATTGTGTATCATAAAGATGGAAAACCCTGCGGTTGGAGTTTTGGTCGCCGAAAGCGAATAGAAAGACCGTTGAAGATGAGCGAGGACATTTCCTTAACCGCCACCGGAGGTAGCACACCTACCCCATTAAGGAAAAGCCTCACATTGTCTAATTACAGAGTTAGTTAATATCCGTATCGCATAACAATCATCTATGGGGCGGAGAAATCTAAAAGCCGTTGGGTTATTTGACGGGTTGGCTAACACGCCTAATCCGTCTTTAATATCCGATTCTTTTAACAATATGTCTTTAAATTATACGGATAGTTCAATACTTTCATTATCTCCTACAAACAGTCACCTTTTGCCAATTAACCCAAGTAGTCTAACAACTCCTGATGCTGCAAATGCGAAAAAAGGAGGGTTCAGTTTTTGGATTAAGATTCAACATGAGGTTGCTTTTCATTCAACTACGGCAGGTATCATAGGTATAAATCGTAATGTGGGTGGCAGTTATCTAAACCCATTTCCAGCAGTAAATTTGAATTTATTTAATGACAACGGAGTTTCAAGACTTCAATTACAAGTTTTGGCAACAAATGGAACGCTAAATACTTACAATGCGAATGTGACTTTGACAGTAGGACAATGGCATAATGCAACTGTTGTATTTGATGTGGTTGGTGGCGGTGACACTATTTCTCTGTATCAAGATGCTGCGCTCGCTACTGTTGCCACATTATCGTATAACGCTGATGTATATGCTAACGACAATTACTACATCATAGGGATGACGGCTTCATCTTTTATTACAAATCCTGATGGTACACTTGCACCCATATTCACCCCGCTCAAATATGCTTTAATAAATCACTTTCTTTTTTACGCCGGAACTGCAATTAATCACACTGTTATGTTTGGTCCTTCGCCTTCTATACCAAATCCTTACTACCCCGCAATAACCGATGCAGGTTTTTTGGCATTGTACCTAACGAGAGCGAATCAAACTATTGACAGTAATAGACTTTCAACATACATGAAAGCAACTACAATATCGGACTCAATAGATTTTGTAGCAACAAACATTAGTCCTATCCATCCGTCAGGAAGATATGTTGTCTATGATTTTATTAAGAAAAAAGGAACATATAACATGGTAGGGAATCAATACTCAAGAAGCGTTGAGCGGTTTCATACATGGGCTGATACCACTAATGGGCTTGAAACCAGTTGGGGAATGCCTCAAACAATTAGGGCTTTTTCTCAAGCGGTTACGAATGGAATGTTCATGCGCCCCGCATATTTACCATTTCAAAGAGGCGTTGGTCTTGATGTACCTTTAACTTCTATGTCCGGTGCTATAAATAAGAAACTTGCCCCGTTGTCTAATGTAAAACCATTGACGGCAAGTTATGTCAATGACTGGCCTAATGCCCCATCAGTCTTTGGTGGAAGTGGGTCTTTGTATCGAAAGGCACATGAGAACACCTACCCAACACAGACAATAGGAACTATCACCGTCAATAATTACAAAGCGGTAGCCCCAACAAAAGGTTATTTCACCCCATCTTTTAGTTAAATAGGCGGTATCTTTATATAGGACTGGCCTAATGGCTAATCATGAACGGAACACCGAACACCCCCGAACAGAAACTTGCCCGACAAATTATTGCACATCAAATCATGGC